GTAAGTATTTTCATAATAATATAACGAGATGACTTATTTATTTTGCATTGAGATAAAAAAAAAACAATATTAAGCATCAGGATCAATCTGAGTAGCTGAGGCATCATCTGTAATTACTGTAGAAGTAACAAAGTATGCAGGAGCTGTCTCCATAGCTTCAAAAGTCAAAGTAAATCCTGAAAGGTCAGCCATTGCTGCACCTGAAACAATAGTACCACCAGTTACCTCTGCTCCGTGTTCAAGTCCTACTAGGAAAAAGTTTCCATTGTAATCCTCGATAGCAACGTGAGGTCTAGCAGCAGCTAGTAGTTTAATCTCCTCTTGAGTAGCCTTATCTAAGTAAGTGAGTGTCAAGTTAAGAGTTTGCGTGTAAAAAGTAGTACCATTTTCTCTTGATGAGTTTACAGTAGTCTCTAAGCTAGAGTTTCCTTTAATATCATACTGATACCACGAAGGAGTGCCTGATAGAGCTGTAATCTCACCTGCTGAAATGGTAGCTGTACCTAAAGTGCCATAGTCCGCAAAGTAAACTGTTTTAAGTCCACCTACAGCACTCTTACAAGGTAGTGATCTTCCTGTTGTTAATGCACAAGCCATATTTTAAGTATTAAAAAAGGGCAGGCAGGAACTGTCCTTACCCACCCTTTATATTAGACAATTATTATTTATTAAGCTAAAGTAAGCAAAGCAATATCAGAACCAATTCCGTACTGTACACCAGCAGTAAATCGCATTACTACACGAACATTCTGAGAACCATCTAGATCAGCCATATCTAACAATTTAACTTCTTGATGATCTGATAAAAGACCAGTACCGAAGTAGAAGTTAGATTTTTGTCCTGCTACGATGTGGTTAGTAGGCATACCCGGAGCAAGAACACACTTAATACCATCGAAAGAAAGTGCATTGCCCATATTATACCATTGAGAACCTCTGTTTTCGTAACCCGCAGCACCAACTCCGTTAGCAGCATATCCACCTAATTGACGGATGTAAGACTGCCAAGCAATAGTAGGCATATAGATAGTCAAATCCTCTTTACCATAAACAGCAGAAGGAAGAGAATCTACTACATTCTCTAACAAAGTGATGATGTTAGTAGAAGAGAAAGCAGTTTCTCCACCATTAGCAGCATCGTTTACATCAGCATCAGCAGCAGCTAGTACAGTAATACCATCAAACTCTCCTGCGTTACCTGTAACACCACCCCAGATGTTTTGCTCGTTTTTCTCAGCTACTAGACCTGCAACGTGAGCAATTAAAAAATCACTAAAAGCAGGAGGTAGGTTGTCAAATGCAGAATATCCCATCTGAACAGCTTCCCAGTCGCTGTGAAAATCTTTACGGCAGAGCTCAAGGTTCACTTGGAACTCCTCAGGCTGAAGAATACGCTCAGTCAAAGTAATTGTAGCTGTGTCTGTAAAGTCGCAAGTAGCATCTTTGATTACGTTAGAATCGGTTGCTAATTTTTTGATAACCTCTTTGTATTTTACATTAGGTTTGATTTCGATGTTTCCTTGCTCCAAAGTTGGAGAAGAAAGTAGTGCAGCAGAAATATACTTGCCTGCAAATTCCCCTGCATAAGTACTTGTAATACTAGTTGTAGTCGCCATTTTTAATTTTTATTTTAGGTTTGCAATTTTTTGAAATACTCGATCTCTTGTGCTAGATGCTCTCTTTTGGCTAAATAACACTTGAGGTTTTTTGTTCTCTGATTCAGGATTATGCTTCAATGGAGCAGCAGCAGGTTTAGATAACTCTTCTTTAAGTTGAGCCTCTTCTTCTACAGTAGCCATTTCTTCTTTTTCCTTAATCATAGCTTTGATCTCTTCTACCATAGTTCTGATCTCAGCTAATTCTTCTTTAGTAGCATAGTCAGCAGCAGCTTCTACCTCTTCTTCTTCTACTTCGGCTTCAGCTTCTTTGATTTCTGCTATCATTCCTTCCTCTGATACTACTAAGATCATACCATCTTCCATTTGGTACTCTCCTACTGGTACAGGTATTTTTTCATCTTCTGTTATGATGAAGACTTCATTGCCTGCCTCGAAAGCCTCAGCTTCAAGGACTGTTCCGTTTTCTAGTTTTGCTTGAGCTAGATTTACCTCAGAGCTAGCCTCTACTTGCTCAGTAGTAACTTCTTGCTCTTTAATTTCCTCAGAAAGCTCAATGCCTAGAAGGTTTTTAATCTCTTTTAGCATTTCTGTTGGATTTTTCATATTTATATAACGATTATTAATTAGTATTTTGCATTTTTAGTTATTTCCGTAGATGTTACCTATTCCCTGCGCCCACAAAGAGCCATCACAGCACTTGCTAGAATATGTGTTAGAGTCTTTGCAAAGGCAGCCTCTCTTGCTTCCTTTAGGTGATGTTCTACTAGGGGTTTTGTTGTCGTGTTTAGGCATAGCTTTGAGTTTTTTGAATGAAATATTCTATATCCCACACAGTAGAAGTTCCTCCGTGAGACTGTATATATAATGAAGCACCATTATCTAGGAAATTTTGATCTATGTAATACTGAAAAACATTATGAAACACCTGTGTTTCTGCATTGCCCTTTATATATGCTAAGGCAATATCTAAATTTTCAATAACACCGCCACCATTCTGTATTGATAAGTTTAAGTGAGTTTGATTAGCATTAGGAGCTTGTGCTTTCCATTCTATAGTAATTATAAAAACATCATTTAAGTTGTCTCCTTTTATTTTTTGATTAGCACCATTCTCATAATAATCAACAGAAGGATCGCTTGTTATTACGCTATCTTTATTGTTTGGCAATACAGTTAAAGTGTCGGCAGCTAAAGATAATGGACTTACCTCTGTGTACTCTGTATCTATATATCTACCCCATCCTAATCCTGATCCTGCTCCTGACTGAGGATATATCTTTCTCCAATCTCCATTCCACACAGTCCACACTCCTGTAGAAGTAGTAACATAAGCACCCTCCTCTATTTGGTATTGGAGTCTTACTTCTTCGCTATCTACGTCTGCTTGTACTTTATATGAAGTGTTTTTAATCATCTACCTTGTCCTCTGTATAGTTTCTTATAGCTCTTGCTTGATTTTAGTTTGCTCATCTTAGTTTTAGCGTGAACATTAGGTCTGCTAACCTTTGGCTTTTTTCTATAGTTTGATATTTGAATCTTAGCCATCTATTTCTTTTAGCTTATTGATTGCCCATTCTACTCCGCTAGTGCCACCCCACGCATCCCACATAAGACCTCCGCATCCTTCTGAATAAGGAACGTCTTTGTTTTGCTGATGTCTCTTAAAAGATGCCATTCTAGCAATCGTGTCTCTTGAGATCGGCTCTTTGTTAGCTAATTGGTTTGCTCTTTGCTTTCCAGTAGCCTCTCCACAATCTCCCCATCCATTCTTTTCTGCCCATTCTAAGGCTTTCTTAGCGTTGTTTGAAGCTGATTCAGGATAATCTGTATATGATTCGAGTTCTTCTCTTAAAATGGCTTTAATTTGCTCTATAAGGCTATTTGCTTCTAGCTCTTCTTTGCTCATCCCTACATTATCTTGAGGTCTTTCCATTTTGTCTGCAAAGTAACCCTCAATAGAGAAGCCTTTTACTTTTCCTGTTTTAACATAGTTCTCCCACACATCAGAGTTATTAACTTTGACAGTACCCATCCAAGTGCCAATAGGAACATTCATTCCATATTTTCTGCTCTTATCGTGTACCTCATCTTCTACTATCCAAGACTCTACTAAGCTAAGTCCTGATAATTCATATTGATGCTCTAGCGTTGAGTTATTCTGATTGCCTTTCATTAAATACATTTGAGAGGCTTTTAAGACAGTATCTTTTGAAAAGTATATGTAATATTCATCTTCTCCTGATCTTCTATATATAGGCTTGTTAGGTATCAATAAAGCACCCATAAGGATTCTTTTCTCACTTGATACTTCCGCTAGTTTTATCTCTTCTGCTTTTAAAGCTATGAAGTCCTCTTCTATTGCAGGATTCTCTACTACTGAAATGGCTTCGATTCCTGCCATCTCTTGATCCTCGTCTAAG